TGCGAAAGCGCCAAGTCACGGCTAGGGCGCGCCTTCCAGTGCATGCGGAGCGGTGGCCGAGTGGTCGAAGGCGCTCGCCTGGAAAGTGAGTATACGTCAAAAGCGTATCGAGGGTTCGAATCCCTCCCGCTCCGCCATTTAACCCATTGGAATCATTCTATTCCTTGGGTTGGGCGCAAAAAATCCCCAGCATTTCAAGGGTTATAGGCAATAGCCTCTCCACTGCACATCTGCGGTGCTGGGGCATATTTGCTCTCTCCCGGCCGATAATCTCTTAAGCTCTCGACCGCATGGGTTCTGGTGTAGAGCTCCAGATCACTGATTTTGATGCCTTTTTTGGCCGATAAATTTCAGCCATTAGAGGCCGGTAGCGTCACAAAAAATTACCGGCATCCAACGACAGGTAGTTGCCAACGTGTTCTCACTCAGCGAGAGTGTACGGCAACATGGGGACAGAAGCTGACACTTGCCGGAAATACATCGTGCCTCAACTGCAAAAAGCAGGTTGGGATGATGCCCCCTGTGCGATTCAAGAGCAGCGCACCTTTACCGATGGCCGCGTCCATTTTGTTGGCGGAGCGCCACGACGTGGAACTAGAAAACGGGCTGATTACATACTCCGCTATCGTCCCGACTATCCAATCGCCGTAATTGAAGCGAAGGCCGGATATCGTTCTGCCAAAGATGGCGTGCAGCAAGCCAAAGATTATGCCCAGGTCTTGGGCCTAAGGTTCGCTTACGCGAGCAACGGTCAAGATATTATCGAGATTGACCTGTTTCTGGGCACAGAGACTCAACGTTCAGATTTTCCCACTCCAAGCGAGCTCTGGTCGCGCCTTGAGTCTCAGCTTTCCATCCCGAGCGGCGAGGTCACCAAGCTACTGCAATCGGGGTTTCCAGATCCTGAGAGGCCTCTGCGCTACTATCAGGAAATTGCGGTCAACCGGACGATTGAGGCCATTCTCAGCGGGCAACGCCGGGCATTGCTAAATCTCTGCACCGGTGCAGGCAAAACCGCCGTGGCATTTCAGCTCTGCTGGCGCCTATGGTCAGCGGGTTGGAACAAACGGGGCGATCACCGCAAGCCCAAAGTCCTGTTCCTTGCCGACCGGAACATCTTGGTCGACGACCCGAAAGACAAGACCTTTGCCCCGTTTGGCGATGCGCGCTGGAAGCTGGGAGCGAACGCGGTCAGCCATGGCCGCGACATCTACTTCTCGACATACCAAGCCATCGCTCGCGACGAAAACCGGCCCGGTCTTTACAAGGAGTTCGCACCGGACTTCTTCGACCTCATAATCATTGATGAATGCCACCGTGGCAGCTCGCGGTCGGACAGTTCCTGGCGTGAAATCCTGGAATGGTTTGAGCCTGCTTATCAGCTGGGTATGACGGCCACGCCCCTGCGGGAGGAAAGCCGCGACACATACGCCTATTTCCAGAAGCCACTTTACACGTACTCGCTCGCGCAGGGGATCGAGGACGGCTTCCTTGCGCCCTATCGTGTGCATCGCATCGTTACCGATCTCGATGCCGTTGGCTGGCGACCCTCGTCCGGCGAACTGGACCGCTACGGGCGGGAAATACCGGACGAGGAATATCAGACCAAGGACTTCGAGCGGGTAGTAGCACTTCGATCCCGAACCGAGGCTATCGCTCGTCACCTTACGGACTTCCTCAAAAACACCGACCGCTTCGCCAAGACCATCGTCTTCTGTGTCGATCAGGATCACGCCAGCGAAATGCGGCAGGCGTTGATCAACCTGAATTCCGACATGGTGGCGAAGTATCCCGACTACGTTACCCGCGTCACCTCCGATGAGGGTGATATCGGCAAGGGCAAGCTCAGCACGTTTCAGGATCTGGAATCCGAAACACCGGTCATTCTTACCACCTCGCAGCTTCTGACAACTGGCGTTGACGCCCCAACGTGCAAGAACGTGGCGCTGGCGCGGGTCGTTGGCTCAATGGCAGAGTTCAAGCAGATTATCGGGCGTGGAACGCGACTGCGCGAAGACTACGGGAAGCTCTGGTTCAGCATTCTCGACTACACTGGCACCGCAACAGAGAAGTTCGCGGACCCGTCTTTTGACGGAGAGCCGGCGGACGAAATCACGACAGAGATTGATGCCGAGGGTGTGGTTGTTTCAACGGAGGAGGAACAGGGCACCGAGCCGACTGAACCCACCGGTGAAAGCGGTCCTACAATCCTCCCGCCGGATGAACCCGACGCCCTGCCGCGCAAGCTGTATGTCGATGGGGGCGAAGTCGAGGTCGTCGCGCACCTCGTCTATGATCTGGATTCCGATGGAAAGCGCCTGACCTGCCGCAAGCTCACCGACTGGACCGGGGAGAAGGTGCGGACGCTGTTTCCCACGCCCGCCGCTTTCCGTGCCGAGTGGGCGATTCAGGACAAGCGCAGCGCGATCATCGATGCCTTGGCCGAACGCGGGATCGATCTGGTAGCGCTTCAAGTCGATGCAGGCAGGCCCGAAGACGATCCGTTCGATCTGCTGTGCCATTTGGCATGGAACGCGCCGCTCACCACGCGGTCGGAGCGCGCCCAGCGGCTTCGCGCCAAGGCGCCCGATCTTTTCCAGCGGTATGGAGAGCCGGCCCGGGCAGTGATCGATGCCCTGCTCGAAAAGTATGCCGCGACCGGGCCTGACCAGTTGTCATTGCCCCAAGCGCTCAAGGTCCAGCCCATCTCGGACTTCGGCAACCCCAGCGAGATCGCGCGCCTGTTCGGCGGCCCCCAGGCAATGCGCGAGGCGGTGGCGGAACTGACCGAAGCGCTCTATGCGGCCTGATAATCGATAAGGACAACCATGGCCCGCGCCCCGAAGAAGACTGCTCCACAAACCACCGCCCAGCGGCTCGATTCCATCGTCAAGTCCGCGCGCAAGATCATGCGCAAGGACAAGGGGCTGAATGGCGATCTCGATCGCTTGCCGGTACTCACCTGGATCATGTTCCTCAAGTTTCTTGATGACCTCGAACGGATGCACGCCGACGAGGCGGAACTGGCGGGCAGCAAATTCGACCATGCGATCGAGCCGCCCTACCGCTGGCGGGATTGGGCGGCGGACAAGGACGGCATCACCGGACCGGACTTGCTCACCTTCATCACCGCCGAAAAGACGACCTTGCCGGACGGCAGCGAGGGGCCGGGCCTGTTCGCCTACCTGCGATCCTTGCGCGGCACCAACGGCGGGCGCGACCGGCGGGACGTCATATCGACCGTGTTCCGCGGCGTCACCAACCGCATGGAAAGCGGCTATCTGCTGCGTGACGTGATCAACCTGATCAACGGCATCCATTTTGACAGTTCCGAGGAAATGCACACGCTGGGGCGGCTGTACGAGACGCTGCTGCGCGAGATGCGCGACGCGGCGGGAGATAGCGGCGAGTTCTACACGCCGCGCGCCGTGGTGCGGTTCATGGTCGAACGGATCGATCCCCGGATCGGGGAACTCCCGCTTCTCCCGGCCTGCGGCACCGGAGGATTCCTGACCGAAGCCTTTGCCCATATGCAGCAACAGGCCGATACTGTGGAGAAGCGGGAGGCGCTCCAGTCCGGCGCCCTCATGGGCGTGGAGCCGAAATCGTTGCCCTTCCTGCTGGTGCAGATGAACCTGCTGCTGCACGGACTCGAAGCGCCCGAGATCGATCCGGGTAATGCCCTGCGCTTCCGCCTGTCCGAGATTGGCGAGCGCGAACGGGTAAACGTGATCCTCACCAATCCGCCGTTTGGCGGTGAGGAAGAGGCAGGCATCCTGTCCAACTTCCCCGACGATCGCCGCACGGCGGAAACGGCGCTGCTGTTCCTGCAACTCATCATGCGGCGGCTGAAGCGCAAGGGCCACGGCCGGGCCGCTGTGGTCGTGCCGCACGGCACGCTGTTCGGCACCGGCGTTGCCGCTCGGATCAAGGCGGACCTGCTGGAGAAGTTCAACCTCCACACCATCGTCCGCCTGCCCGAAGGCGTCTTCGCGCCGTACACTGACATTGCAGCCAACATCCTGTTCTTCGACACCACTGGCCCGACCGGACAGATCGCCTATTGGGAACAACCCGCGCCAGAAGGTCGCCGCAAATACTCGAAGACCGCGCCGCTTCAGTCCGCCGATTTGGCTGATCTCAGCGTGTGGTGGGACTCTCGCGGCGACGATCCGCGCGCGTGGCTGGTCGACGGCCAGGGACTGATCGAGCGTGACGCCGGTGGGCAGGTTGTGACGGTCAATCTTGATATCAAGAATCCTAACGCCAAAGCCGCCGAAGATCACCGGACACCCTCAGAAATCGTCGAGGCGGCCTTTGCCAAGGAGGGCGAAGTTCTGGAGCTGCTGGGCGAGCTGCGCGCGCTCGTTTCGCAACAGGCTTTTGCATGAGCCGCTGGCCTTCGGTCCCTCTGGGTGAATTGCTGAAACCGAATTCAGACCGGGTCCAACTGGACCCCGATCAGACCTATGCGCAGGTGACTGCCCGCTTGTGGGGTAAAGGGCTTGCGCTTCGTGGGCTGGTCAAGGGTTCTGAAATCGCAGCCGCACAACAAAACCGCGTCTCGACTAATCAGTTCGTCATTTCAAAGATCGACGCCCGCCACGGTGCATTCGGGCTTGTGCCGGAAGAACTGGATGGCGCAGTCGTCTCGAACGATTTCCCCGCCTTTGATGTTGATTACGAAAAGGCGCTGCCTGAGTATGTCGCGTGGGTGGCTCGGACCGCATGGTTCATCGCGATCTGCAAGCGAGCAAGCGAAGGGAGCACCAACCGGGTCCGGCTCAAGGAAAGCCGATTTCTCACGCAAACCATCCCTTTGCCGTCAACCGCCGAACAGCAAGCCATCGTCACCCGATTGAACGGAGCAGCAGCAGCGGTTGCCGAACGCAGGAATGCTGCCGGACTTGTGGCAGCCGAAGTCGAGGCAACCCTGCGCGCGGCTTTTGCGCGGATCATTGTGGATGCTCCGCGCGTGGCGATGGGCGAGATTGCGCCGCTGGTTCGTCGCCCGGTCGTCATTGACCCCGATGCCTCCTATCCGGAGCTGGGCGTCCGCTCATTCGGCAAGGGAACATTCCACAAGCCGTCGCTCCCCGGGATCGAAGTCGGCACCAAGAAGCTCTTCACCGTCGAGGCGGGTGATCTCGTGTTCAATATCGTGTTCGCGTGGGAAGGCGCGGTTGCAGTGGCAGCTGACAAAGACGCGGGCCGGGTTGGCTCCCATCGGTTTCTGACTTGCGTTCCGGACCCGAACAGAGCGACGTCGGAATTCCTTCGTTTCTGGTTCCTCGGCGAAGAGGGAATGCTGGCCTTGGGGCAAGCTTCGCCCGGCGGTGCCGGCCGCAACCGAACGCTTGGCATCAAGGCACTTGAAGCAATCAATGTGCCGGTCCCCTCGCTCGACGCCCAGCTCTGGTTTGACAGCCTCCAGGCCAAGGCTCGCGCCGCCAAAGTCGCTCAGGCAGAGGCGACGGCGCATCTCGACCAATTGCTGCCGGCTATGCTCAACGAGGTGTTTGGCTAAGCCCCGGCTATTCGGCGATGGAAAAATGCCGCCGCTGGGCCTCCCACTCCGTCGGGAATGGGTTGGCCAGCGTGGTAAGATCGATCCCGTCGCCCTGGCGGCCATCGAGGATCGCCTCGATGATGTCGGGGGCGAGCAGCGTCATGCGCAGGACGCGAGTCAGGTAGCTCATGCCGATCCCTTCCTTCTCTGCCAGTTCGGTCACGCTTGAATAGGATCCGGCTTCAAGCATACGCTTCCAGCGAAATGCGCGCCCCAGAGCCTTGACCACCGTATTGTCGGTGCGCGGACGCTGTGGATGCGAGCCCGCCGGCAGGACCATTTCCTTGCGACCGCCGCGCTTCGTGATCTGAAAGGGAACATGGATCGATATGGTCTGGGGCCCCGAGGCCAGCGCGCTCATGCTGCTGCCTCCAGTTCCGGCGCCTGCAGTTCACGGACCAGCGCCCCCAGTCCGTCGACCCGCAGCCTGACGTCCAGTCCGGCGCTGCCGACGATGATGCGATCGACCAGCAACTGGACGATCCTTGTCTGTTCGGCTGGGAACAGCTCATCCCACATGGGGTCGAGGCTGTTCAGCGCATCGCGGGCCTGCGCCTCAGTCATCCCCCGTGCATGCTTTACGCCGCTTTTCCACGCACCGACGATGATCTCTGGCTGCCGGAAGACCGCGCGAAGCTGATCAACGACCGTCCCTTCGATCTCTGCCGCCGACACACGCCCGACCGTGCAGGAACCTGCTCCGTGGCGGAGCAGCGTCTGGCTGACATAATAACGATAGAGCTTGCCGTTCTTGCGCGTGTGGGTCGGGGAAAATGCCGCCCCATCTGCCCCCCACAGCAGCCCCTTCAACAAGGCCGGCGTGTTGGCGCGCGAACGGTTGGCGCGAACGCGCGGGCTTTCCTTCAGGATGGTCCGCACGGTATCCCAAACGTCCTGATCGATGATCGCGTCATGCTCGCCCGGGTAGCTCTTGCCCTTGTGGACCGCTTCGCCAAGGTAAGCCCTGTTATTCAGGAGGCGGTAGAGGAACCCCTTCGTGATGGGCTTGCCCTGACGGGTCGTGATCCCGCGCTGGGCGAGCTCGCGCAGGATGGTCGTGCCGGAGCCGACCTCTGAAAACCGTTGGAAGATGTACCTGACGTTGGCAGCGGCGGCCTCGTTGACGATGAGTTTGCGGGACTGAACATCATAGCCGAGCGGCGGCACCCCGCCCATGAAGATGCCCTTGGCGCGGCTGGCCGCGAACTTGTCGCGGATGCGCTCTGCGGTCACCTCACGCTCGAACTGGGCGAAGCTGAGCAGAATGTTCAGGGTCAGGCGGCCCATAGAGGTCGTGGTGTTGAACGACTGTGTGATGGACACGAAGGTCACATCGTTCCGGTCAAAAACCTCGACCAGTTTTGAGAAGTCCATCAGCGATCGCGAAAGACGGTCGATCTTGTAGACCACCACCACGTCGATCAGGCCCTCCTCGATATCGGCCAGCAAAGCTCTGGATCTCCCCGCGACAACCACGCATCTGGCATCAATTATGCTGATTGTGCGGCACGGAGGGCCATTGTCGAGCGTCTACGACCATAAAGCCGATGGACGCAGAGGGACGATCTATTTCCGTCCGCCGAACGAAGCGACGCTGATCTACACGCCATCGAGCCGACAGATCGAAGTGTGCGCCGACAGCGCCAACGTCCGACAACAAATCAGCAGTGCGTTCGCCGAGGTTGCGCTTGGACACGATGTTTCGCGCAAGCCGCTCACATGGAAGCGGTACAACCTCTCGCGATTTCGGACAGGGTTCAGCCTGCCGATTCCTTCCATTCCCGGCTTTGATATCCGCCTTGCCCGTGTCCTCGAAGCCGAGGTCCGGCTCGGATCCTGGAGCCGAAAGCTGTCGCTCAAGGTTTCGATCGAAGACGATATCGAGGAAGTCGCAAACCAGTACCTCAGGCCGAATAACGTCTTCAGCCGAGCCGAGGGTTTCAGCAAGATCGGCATTGCTGTTGCCTACAGCAAGGAAGGTGATGCACGCGAGCGCACGCTGAACATTACGATCGCTGGCAGCAAGAGTTGCAACCTTCAAAGCAACAAGGATCCGGAAGAACGTAGCTTCGGATATGCATTGCTGGACTCCTGGGGGATCATGACCGCATTCAGGCAGATCGAAAACGGCGACTTGCGGTCGATATTCTCGCAGCTGGTGGAATTGTACGATCGCGTCGACGAGCAAGTGAGCGGTTCGCGCCTTCAGGAAATGGGGCTGGATCCAGGTCTTCTGATCGAGGGCGGATTGCTGGAGCGTCGCGAACGGCAGGATGTCATCCTCGGCGATGATCATGGGATCGATGGCGAGTTCCGCGTCCAGCCATCAGCTACCCTTGCGATGGTACAAACAGTCGGCCCATTCGGGGAAGCTGGGGGTACACGCCCGACTGCTGATCTGCAGATGTATGTAATCAACAAGGATTGGTTGCATGAAACAATTTTGCTTTTGTTGAAGCCGTTGCTGCACAAGCGCGCGTCTGAAGTCCTGGACGATGACCTGACCTTGCTCGGCTCCATGCAGGTCGATGCTGCTGAAGTGCCGTTGTATTTCGCGCGGCGCCTCGATGATTTGAAAACCATCAGCCGACTGGATATCCTTCTCCGTGCGCGGAACAGCGCGGGCGTGGGTATCGTCCTGTGCGCAAGCTCCGAAATGCCGGCCTACCTTGGTCCCAATGTTGTCGTGCCCATACTCTCCAACCTGTCGCCAGTGGGCGAAGACCTGGTGATTGCACGCGACGGCTTGGAGCTTGCTTACCGAAACAACCTGACGCTCGCACGCGGGGGCGCGATACCGCAAGTTCTGCGGTCAGGGACGCAGTCAGCCAACCTGCATATTCCAGGCAAGGATCCGCTCACCCTCACCGGGGCCGAGCAGATCAAGATCTTCGAACGGCTGGTCACGGCGCACAATGCGGGCAGCGCGGATGTGCAGGTGAAGGTGCTGATGGATGGAGCGGCTACACGTAGCCCGCAGAGTGCTTTCCGAAGCGAAGCCTGGAAAAGCATTCTCGACGTCTACATCTCCAAAGGGGCCAAGCGGGGATACTGGCGATTGGCAGTCGGCGCCACGCCGACTGCATAGGCCCGTCTAACAAGCGTCGAACATACGATGCGGGACGGTCGAACAAAGAGGTGATTATTGGGTGTGCTCCCTGAAACGAGGAGCACCCCGATGACGACTCCCTACCACTCCCGCCGCGTGGCCAATCAGAGCCACAACGTCGGCACGCCCCCTTCCACCACTGAACACGAATGGCGCTGCAACAGCTGCGCCAAGCTGCTCGGCGTTTGCCGTGACGGTCAGATGCACCTGCGTTTTGCGCGGGGCCACGAATACCTCGTGGGCTTTCCTGTGGTGTCCACCTGTCGCGGCTGCGGGTCGCTGAACACGGTGACCGGTCCCGCGCTGCGCTGAGGCGCGAACTCTCCAAAATCCCAAAAACGCAGAGGCGCGCGACGCCCTGACCTGGCCGGAAGGAGGCGCTGGACGCCCGGCCGCAAGGCAGGCGTCCAATGTCCTTCACGTGGCACGATTTCCACGGGAATCTTATGCATTCTTCCTTCACCCTCAACTTCCAGCGCGGCTTCGCCACGGTGCGTGCCAGCCACCCCGGATTGACACGTTTTGCCGATCCGGTCGCATTGCTGGACCACCTGCATCGCGGCGATGCGTCTTCGGACAAAAAGAACACCATCCTTGCGGGGTTGATCGAGAGCGCCAAATCGGACGATCGCGCCGGGGACTGCGCTCTCACCCTGATACTGCTGGCCCTGTGGCCTGGGCTGGACGGCGTCTTCCGGCGTTTCCGCGCTCGACACCTCGGCCAGGTCGACGAACTCGCCTCCGAAATTCTCGCTCGCGCCACCGCGGAGATCCGGGGTCTTGATCTGACCAGGGTCAACTGGGTCGCCGCCACCATTCTCAAGAACGTCGAACGTGATGTGCTGCGTGCGCACAATCGCGAAACCAGTCGCCAGAGCATTCAGGACGAATTCGATACCGACCTGCATGGCGGCATTTTCGAGTTTTCCGATCCTGAGCTGGACCCCGAGCACCTGCTGGCCGAACTGACCCGCCTGATTGGTGTGGACGCAGACCTCGTCCTGCGCGTCGTCATTGACGGCTACACCCAGGCCGAAGCCGGCAAGCAATTGGGCCTTTCAGAACCAGCCGCACGCAAGCGGTTCCAGCGCGCCCTGAAGCGCCTGCGTGACCACGCCGAACACAAATCCTGTCTCCGCTGTCCCGCTCGGTGCGCGCCGTTGGCTTTTCAACTTCGGACGCACCGAGCGTCCATCCAAACACAGGAAGTCCCAGTTGATGAGCCATACCACCGCCATCCCGACTGAGCCTCTGAAGCGGATCCCCGGCCTCTATCGTCGCTGGGAGTTGCCGGAAATCTTCGAGGTCCAGCGCCGGTATCACATCGAAGAAGCCGGCACCCACGCCGACGGCACCCCGCTGTTGGCCGTCTACTCCAGCGAGCCTGAGGTCGATGCCCAGGCCAGCGATTTCCCCGAATGAGAGGTCTCGCCATGTTGTTTCCGAACCCGATCGCGCGGCTGCGCAAAGCCCATTATGCCCTTGAAGACCTGCCCGATGCGGTCAGCTTCCCCAAGCATCCCGCGCGCGAAAGCGATGCCCCGCTGCCGCTCGAAGATGCGACCGTCGATGACATCGCCTTCGCCATCGTCGCTGCCGACCAGGAAAGCATCGCTGCTTCCAACCGCGCCTCGGCCCTGAAGCGCCTTTACAAGATGGCCCGCGAAGCCGGCGCCATCGGTATCGACCCGGCCGTGAAGTCCGCGCTCAAGGGGAGTGCGAGCTGATGGCGATCTCGCTTTCCTCCCTGCAGACGTCGACTACGCTGCGCCCGCCCCGTATCCTCATGCACGGCGTGCATGGGGTCGGGAAGACCACCTTCGCGGCTGGAGCCGACGCCCCCGTCGTCATCATGACCGAGGACGGCCTCGGTATGTTGAAGGTGCCGCACTTTCCGCTCGCCACCAGCTACGCCGATGTTGTTGAGGCGCTCGACGCCCTGCTCAACGAAGAGCACGCCTACAGCACTGTCGTCATCGACAGCGTCGACTGGCTTGAACCGCTGGTCTGGGCCGAGACCTGCCGCCGCAATGGCTGGGCTTCGATCGAAGCGCCCGGCTTCGGCAAGGGTTATGCTGAGGCACTCACGGTCTGGCGCGAATATCTCGATCGCCTGAACACCCTGCGTGATCGCCGCGGCATGGCCGTCGTCCAGATCGCGCATACCGACATCAAGCGCTTCGATAGCCCTGAA